GGGTAATACCCGTGTCCAGATAATTGCGAGACTGGAGGAGGTGAACGTGGCCCAACTAAGCGGCCTGACTGACCCTGCGAGTGTGCTATGGGAATTGACACCCTATAGCTTTGTCGCTGATTGGTTCATCCCAATTGGTAACTATCTCGCAGCCCGTTCTCTGGCTTCGGCCTTGACGGGTACATTTGTCACCACCAAGACGCGTCGCGTTTTTTGCGCGTACGAAGGGTTGGCTAATACTGATAACGGAATCGTGCGAACAGTGTACACTACCCCCCCAAAGGGGAATTGTGCACTTATTAACGTGACCCGCACCGTCAGTACGTCGCTCAACGTCCCTGTCCCAAGCTTTAAAACCCTGGACAAGGTCGCCTCTTGGAAGCACTGCGCTAACGCTGTAGCTCTTCTCGTTCAAAAGGCGTTTTAATCGGCGCCCTAGCCATTGAGGAGTCCCTTTGTAACTCTCTCATTTGGAGGACTTTATGTCCGCTATCGCTAACCTCGTCATCTTCGACGGGGCTGCAACCCCAGTGTCCCACACGCTCGTGCCAATCAGCGTCACCCGCAAGGATGACAAAGTAGTAGCCGAGTATCGTGAGATGCTGACCACAATTCCGGTGGAAGCTCAAGTTCGCGCAACTCTCACGTTGCAACAGCTTAAGAGCGGAATCTGGAAGGAGGAGTTTCGTGTGGTGGTCCCCGTCATGGAGACCGTGACGAACCAAAATGCAGCCGGTTACACCGCTAGTCCGAAGGTTGCTTACGAGGACTCGAGTATCTTTACTCAGTTCTCACACAAGCGCTCGACGATTACTGGTAGACGCCTCTGCAGGCAGTTGTGCGTGAATGGTGCGAATGGTATCACTACCACCGTCACCCCCACCACGACCGGCCCGGTGCCCGAGTTGGTTGATCAGCTGGTCGCTCCGACCTAAACTGATTCATTGACTTGATCATGCCCTTGAGAACTCCTACGGTTAATCACCGCGAGAGAACAAAAGGGTCCTCTACTTCCCCTAAAGGAAACAGAAATGCGTTTTACACGCTGGGATCAAGCCTCAAATGCCGACAAGAGCAACGAGGTTCTCTTTCTCCTTTCTCGTTGGCACCTCGCGCAATGTAGCGACGAGGAGCAGGTTGTAGAAGTCCGACGACTCGTAGAGTCTAAAGATTTTAAAAGCCTGTGCCACTACGAGCTGCGCTATGACACAATATCTGTCAAGGACGCTCGAAACCTGCGCCAAGTTTTAGCCTTTTTCTCAAAGAGGGCTGACTTGGACATAGGCGTAGACACTAAGGCAGTTGCGTGGAAAGCAGCCGTAGAGGCCGAAGCACTCTGTCGACGGACGAATGAGATTTTCCGGTTGTACTTTCGCGGGGGGTTCCAATTCCCCCTGGACGTTGAGTCGGTATTGTACCGCGCTCAGCGAAAAATTAGTTCAATCTTAGGAGATCTTCCAAGTCTCGAGACGCTAAGACTACGCTTTGGCCCGGGGGCGACCACACAGGTCAAAAAGAAAGATGCATCTGTCAGGCGTAAGCTTGCGCAGGTGTTCGCTAGTAGCGAAGAGGCAGTGCGCTTCCTCCCGGAAGTGCTTGCTGAGATGCCTAACTGGTCTGGGTATAACCCCGCCAGCGAAAGCACGTCAGTCCCCGTCACAATAGATCGTGGCAGGATTGATTTCGTACCGAAGTCTGCGAAAACCGATAGAACGATAGCTGTTGAACCCATGCTGAACTCTATGGTCCAGTTAGGGATTGGCAGTCATATCGCTGCGTGTTTGCAGAAGGAGGGCGTGGACATAACCGACCAGTCGCTTAATCAGCGGCTGGCCTGTGAAGGTTCGCTCACGGGGGAATTAGCAACCCTCGACCTCAGTAGTGCCTCGGATACCATCGCTTCTGG